TCGGCAGCTTCGCATTTACAGATCCGTGGGATGGGACTGTATACCCCAACTGCAGTATCGCGGTCGATGGATTAGTCCTGAACTCACTGGCGGAGATGCAGGGCCTGACGTCGGTGACGTTGATCGAAAACAGAGGATAGCCAATGGCCATTTATCCACAGCTCAGTAGTGGAGCGATCAGTCAGTTTCCATTGCAGAAAACACGGAGGCGGCGAGCCGTCGTGAACGCGGCAGCAGACGGTACAACCGTTAAGCTGGCCGATCCGGCGGGGGAGACTGTCGAATGGCAACTGCAGTACGCAGGGCTGAGCGATGCCGAACTCGCAGCCCTGCAGCAGTTCTTCACGGAGTCGGAAGGATCGCTGAACGGCTTTACGTTTCTGGATCCGGCGGGCAATTTGTTGTCTTGGAGTGATCATTTAGATAACGAAGCGTGGAGTACCGGACCGTTTCTGGCGATCACAGGCGGCGAAGCGGACCCGCGCGGCGGATTGAACGCATGGCACCTCGCGAACGCGAGCGCAGGCGCGCAGAGCATCTCCCAGACGTTGGGTGTTCCTGGGGGCTATTTGTATTGTTTGAGCGCATATGCGCGATCGGATCAACCGGTGACTGTGACCCTGTTGTTGGGGACAAGCCGTGCCGATCGTGTTTTGAATGCCGCTTGGAGCAGGATCGGCGCTGCGGCGACCGGCGATCCGGCTGCAGCAACGGTTCTATTCGGACTGGAGGCGCCCGCCGGAGCAACCATCGATCTATTCGGGATGCAAGTGGAACCACAGGCCGCGGCATCCGTTTACAAGCCTTCTACAACTGGCGGAGTATATGAGAATTCGCGCTTCCGCGACGACAGCTTCTCGCTCACTTCGAATGCGCCAAACTGCCACTCCGCTACGGTGAATATCATCCATGCAAGCCATCTCTGATCTTAAAGAGCAAGCCGTCACTGATACGCCGCTGCTGGTGTTCGATTGCCTGTTATCGAACGGGCAAGCGGAGCACTGGAGCACTCACCGCGTGACTGTGGGTGGAACAGCCTACGCCGCGCGGGTTCTACAACACAGTGCTTTCGACCTTCAAGCTGCGTCCGACCAGGGTGTGGATGGCAGCCCAAGGATCTCTGTTGTGCTGGCAAACGCGGATTCATACTTTTCAGAGATCGAACGTTCATGCGGCTGGAAGGGCGCTCTTCTGACGGTGGGCTTCCTCTTCTACGATTTGCTGAACAACGTACCATTGACCGACACAGTGGTGGTATTCCGGGGCGTCTGCAATCCCCCGGACCAGATCAAGGAGGCGACTCTTCGGCTGACGGCCATCAACCGGATGAACCTGCAACGGCTCGTGCTCCCCGAAGTTCGGGTGCAGCGTCGCTGCCCGTGGCAGTTTCCGGCGACGGTGGACCAAAGGACCGAGGCAGTGGACGGCGGCGCCAATGGGAAGTACTCGCTGTTTTACCGCTGCGGATATTCGCCCGATGTAACCGGGGGCAGGGGTAACATGAACGGAACGGCTCCGTTTACCTCTTGCGGATACACGAGGAGCGACTGCCAGACACGTGGGATGTTTACCCGATTTGGCGGACTGGAATTCGTTCCACCGGCCATTGCCGTACGGGCTTATGGGAAGGATTGGTCGACTTCCAACTTGTCGATCAACCAGGCTCGCTACAACGACTACGTGCCGATGGTCTACGGTACAGCCTGGTATTCCCCAGCCGTGGCTTTCGCGAGGAACGACGGCAATCTGACTCGCATGGAAGTGCTGCTGGGCATCGGGCAAATGCAGGGAGTGCTGACGGTGCTAGTGAATGACGTCGAGATTCCGTTGGGAGTCTCCGGCACGAATATGAACGGAACGGGCTGGTACAACGTGGTGACGCTGGGCAGCCGCGATGGCGTTTTAGACGGCAACTTCACCGACTCAAGCGGCAGTCCCGCGGGGGATCCTTATGGGAGCATGGCGTACCTGGCCGTAGTAGTTCCAAACCAAATCAGCGCCGGCAGTTCGCTGCCTACTGTGAAAGTTCTCGTACAGGGCCTGTTGGTGCCCATGTACGACGCCAGTGGGGCATACACAACCGATCAATTCTCGAACAATCCGGCATGGATCCTGCTGGACGTGCTGCGAAGGAGCGGATGGGCCGCTTCGGAAATCGACATATCGAGCTTCGCGGCCGCCGCGGCTTATTGCGACGAACTGATCCCTTCGACCGATTTGAACGGCAACGCGATCACCCTGCCCCGCTTTCAGTGCAACCTGGTGCTGCAAACGCGGCGGAGCGCGGGTGACGTGATACGGGGGGTACGCAACGCGTCCCGGCTCTACTTGACGTACGGTCCAGGAGGCGTGCTGCAGTTGGAAGTAGAGAACACCATGGCACTGCAACAGGCGGAGAAACCGCTCTGTTCCAATAGCACCGAACAACTCAATGGCGGATGGCCGGCCTACGAATTCGGCGATGGCAGCGACGGGTCATCGGGAATCTTGAGGAAGCCGACCGGGGAACCCAGCATCGTTCTGACTTCGCGAAGTATAGCGGACACCCCAAACCAGTTGTCCGTCGAATTCCAGGACGCACTAAACAGTTATCAACAGGACAGCTACCTGATGGTCGATCCGGACGACGTGTCGCGAGCCGGGCAGGAGGTGTCTGCGACGCTAACGGCGATTGGCATCCCGAATTACGATCAGGCGGCCCGGATACTGAAGTTTCAGCTCGATAAATCCATCCGCGGGAACACTTACCTAACCTTCGATACCAGCGTAAAAGCATTCGGCATCCGGCCGGGCGATTTGGTTACGGTCACTTATCTGAAGGAGGGTTTTACGCGTCAACCGTTCCGGGTTTCGAAGATCTCGCCGGCCACAAACTACCGGACTTGTACCGTTGCCGCGCAGATCCACGACGATGCCTGGTATGCAGACACACATGGACAATCGACGTCGCCATCGGGCAGTGTGCAACAAAGCGGAACGGGGATTGGCGTCCCGAAGCCATTGATGGGGGGAGTACTGGACTCTACTGGGGCGATCCAGTTTGGCGTGGTGGAATCCACTGCGAGCAGCAGCGATGGGACGCTTCAGACCGAGGTGTCTGTAAGTTTCACCGGGCCAGCCGAGGCGACTGCAGCGGGCCCGGGGAGGCCTTTGATTAGCCTGATCACATCGGTGACGGCTGGCGGATCGCTGATGAACGGCGAGGCCCTGTACTACGCGGTTACCGGTGTAGATAGCAACGAGTGCGAAAGCCCTCTGTCATTCCTCGTGAGAGCGATGATCGATAATGACGGAAGTTGCGTCACGCTCTCAGGGCTGAGCTTCCCTTCAGGAACGAGCACCTTCAACGTGTATCGAGGGACTACTCCGGCGTCGCTGTATCGAATTGCCTCGAATCTACCAGTCGCCGGTCAATTTGCCGACACGGGATTGCCGAATCAGCTAGTAGCTCCGCCCGATCCGAACTTCGATCATGCGACCTTTTACTGGCGCATGGAGCTAGAACCGGAGATTCCCGTGACGATCCATACGCCAACGTCTGTGGGGAACGGCACACTGCAAATGACGGCGAACTCTCTACACGGTGTGACGGTGCGGATCACGCGAGGCCACGGCGCCGGACAGGAGCGAGTGGTTGCGGCAAACGATACGTCCTCTCTGACGATCACAACGCCATGGGTTGAGGAACCGGACGCCACCAGCTACTTCGCGGTTGCCGAGGCAGGATGGCATTTTGGGGCGTTGTCGAGGAGCAGCCCGGTCCAGTTCGCAGTTCCGAACCGGTCGGGTGAGGTGGTCCAGATCACGGGGCGCGCAGCCAATATCAACGGCGTAGAGTGCTCGCCGGAACTCTCGACGGTAACCCGGTGGCAGATTGGCGGCGCGGGAGTGAGCGATGCGGCAGTCCCCCCTCAGCCGTTCTTCGGGTTGGGCTCCGGCATCAGCGGCGGAACGGTGGAATTGAGCGGCGTCTCGTTTACGGATCTCACGAATACCCGGTCCATTTCGTCGGCAACTCTAACGGTTTACTACTGGAACGAGCTACAGGGTGCGCCGGCGACTCTGCTGGCCGCACCCATGGCCATGGCAGATCAAACGCTGATGCTGAGCATGGCCGGGCAGGCTCAGGCCGGGAGCATCATTCAGATCGACGGCGAAATCCTGCAGGTCAGCGCGGTAGCTGCCGCCGGCACGCAATACTTTGTTGCACGAGGCGAACATGGCAGCCCGCCTGCTGCTCATGCGGCGCAGACGCCGGTGTACCACCTTGCCAATAAGTCTGTGATCGCTGCGTTTCCACAGGAGTTCTTTGGCAGCCCTTATTGCGGAAGCTGGGATCTTCCAGTCGTTCTGCCGGATGTGAGAATCGGTAGCGCTCGATTGTTTGTCACGAATCAGAAGGGAAATAGCCCGCTCTCTAGTATTGCGCTCACGCACAACAGCGATAACGGGCTTCGAACGCTTTCAGGCGGCCAATACTCCTTCCAAGTGGCCGGATATCTGGCCGTGGACCAATCGGCCTCTCCCGCTGTGGTCGTCGAGGCGTCGCATGCCGTGCGGGACGTATATGCGGTTCTCGGGTCCGCAGCGGATGCACAAGTGCAACTTCAGGTGAACATGAATGGCGTG